CTTTTGAAGTTTGATTGACCGTCCAATGCTCTGCGGTGTGAGAGCCTTTATCTAAAAGTAAGAGAGCTCTTGCAAAAAGCACGATTTTGGCTGATCTAGAGCCTGTGCTGCTGATTTTTTGAAGCTCTTCAACTTCCTCTTTGGTTAAGGTAACTCTGAATTGAGGTGACATAACGAAGCTCCTGTTTGCTTCATTTTATCACCTCATAAAAACGAACTAATTAAAGTTACAAGATACTAGGAGATTGTGTGCATTAACAATCTCTCGGCTCTCTGTTGCCCGGGTGGCGAAATTGGTAGACGCACTAGCTTCAGGTGCTAGCGCCTTCGCGGGCGTGCTGGTTCGAGTCCAGTCCCGGGCACCAAAAACGATTTCAGACCTCGCAGATTTGCGAGGTTTTCTTTTACGTCTTCGAAATTCTTGTTGTCGCATTTTAAATCCCATCTTTCTCAATTAACAACTAATTACAAATAGATCAGGTAGCAGCATTTGCAAAAACTGATTTTTGAAGATAGAATTTCATTTCTCTGTTGCCCGGGTGGCGAAATTGGTAGACGCACTAGCTTCAGGTGCTAGCGCCTTCGCGGGCGTGCTGGTTCGAGTCCAGTCCCGGGCACCAGACATACTTGTCATATCCCGTTAAGCCTCGGTTTTACGGGATTTTTTGTTGTCCGTTTTGGCATATCTCGTTATATTCAGGTTTAGATAACGGAAATTTAACGGAAACGCTAACGGAAATTCTCGAGGCGGATATGGCAGGAATTAGAAAAACTCCTTGCGGTACGTATGAAGTTTACGGATACAGACTTCAGGCGGACGGAAACAAACAGCGATTCTCCAAAACATTTAAAACACGTTCTGAGGCGAGACGATTCAGCGCTGAGTTAGAAATTAGTGCAGAGGAGCGATCCTCTTCAATTACGCTGGCCGCACTGATAGACGAATATATTTCTGAGGTCACTTCTCAGAAACGCTCCAAACGTACAGAAGAAATCCGACTTAGAAGGCTCCAGCGCGACAAACTGGCGGCTAAAACCCTATCTTCTTTTACAAACAGAACGATTGAGAACTACATTGAACGCCGCCTCAGTGAACGTGCTAAAAACCGAGACAACTATATTTCACCGTCCACTGTTAATAGAGAGCTGACAATTCTCTCTGACGTTTTTCAATTCGCTATTAAAAACGAACTCACGGACGTAAATCCATGCCGAGGCGTGGAGAAACCACGGGAGCCCGAGCATCGTGAACGTGTCGCTTCTGACGAGGATATACAGAGACTTCTGCAGGCTAGTGGCTGGGACGGCCACACAGTGCCAAAGAACAAAATGCAGTTGGCCGTGGCCGCTTTCTTGTTTAGCTGTCAAACAGGAATGAGAGCTGGTGAATTATTGAAGATTGAATATTCTTGGATTGATGACAATGTGCTGCATGTACCAGCTGAGGCTACTAAAACATTGTCAAGAAGAGACGTGGCCTTGTCTGCGAGAGCTCGGGAAATTCTTAAATTAGTTATGGAGCTCGAGTATGAACCACGTATTTTTGGCGGACTTAACGATCACAACAGGGATACGTTATTCCGAAAAGTGAGGGATAGGGCCGGTCTTGGTCCAGAGTACGATTCTCAAAACCGACTAATAAAAGAAGGGCTGAATTTTCATGACGGCCGCGCAACTTTTGCGACATGGGCCGCGTCACCTGACCCTGAAACAGGGGCGCCCCGTTTAGATGTCCTGGCGCTTGCAAGACAAACGGGGCACAAAGATTTAAAGATGCTCCAAAGATATTACAGAGCGAGCGCTGAGGAAATAGCTAAGCGGCTGAAATAGCCAATTTTGCACGGGCGTGTCTTTTGTTTTCCATGTAGTCATCAATGTCTTTTGTGTACCATCTGTCACGCCCATTCTCGGAAAAAGCATCAGGCTTTGGGAACTTCGGATCCTTCATAACCTCACGAGCGGCAGATGATCCAGGAGCGAAACCGATTCTCACCTCAACCTCAGGTTTGCTTAACGTGAGCTTTGTTGTTTTCTGGATCAGCTTTTCAGCGATCTGGCTGGAGAGTTTGTCGGCCACCATGCTGGACAATTTGTCATAGTCAATCTCGTTCATTTTGCACCTCCCGCTTCAATACGTCCGATTTCTCGATTCACTTTTTCAAGACAAATCTTGTCGAACTCTTTCTTGTCTTCAGGCTTAATCAGCATCTTGAATTGCTCGATCATGATGTGAACGTCCGCCGCCTCCTCGATAATATGGAGCCAGTGTTCACGGCTCGGCTCTTTAAAGTAATCAATAAACGCCTCTTGCAATTCATCGACTTCTTCCGGCAATTTTTCGTACACCTGATGGTCATAGCCGTAGTGGTCCATAATCATGAGCAGGCAGGAGTAAAACTCCACGGCATTAGTTAGCTTCATTGTTTTCCTCCTGGAGCACTCTGTTTACCTGCTCCTTCAGTTTGTTCTTAAGCTCCATGCTTGCGCCAATCTCTTTGTTGTCACGTTTTTCCATACAGCAGGCGCGGTCCAGATAAAAATAAACGAGGCGGATCATCAGCAGCGCCTCGTCTTTTGTGATTTCAATTTTGCCCATCATTCATCCTTAAAGAAAACTAAAAAGAAACGGTTTGTTCCGGCTTTATTTGCAGCAGGCTTCTTGTCCCCGAACACAGGCTCACGCTCCAGTACGTAAAGGAGCTCGGCCAAAGAGACATCTTTATCAGCCCACTTGAAAATCAGAGTGCCGTTAGGTCGGAGAACGCGCCACGCCTCGTTGAAAATCCGTTTCATGTCCTCGTGCCAGGCCTTTTCTAAATAGCCGTAGCTTTTGGCCATGTCCGACGTTTTGCCGCAGTTGATCAGGTGAGGAGGGTCGAGAATCACGAGATGGAACGAGTTATCGGGAAACTCGAGGTCCCTGGCGTCCATGATCTGATCCGGGTGAATCTCCAACTTTTTGTATTGCCGTGTCCAGTGTGTTTCATCGCGGATGTCCCCAAAGAGCACGGACTTATTGTTCTTGTCGAAATAAAACATCCTGGCGCCGCTCATGGGATCAAGAATCTTTTGCATGATTGAAAACTAAAAAATATCGACACATTTTTGAGTTGTGTCGATTACGTAAACATAACTATTTGAGAAATACGCGGGTAGCCTTGAATGCGCCCCTAGTATCGTTTTCGCACGGGTAATACATCCCTGGATTATTACGACACGGGACATATTTCCAATACTCATGCTGAATATCTTTGATGTCCGAACGCTCTACAGTTTCATCAAAGAAATTCTCAATGGCTTTAATAGCTTCCTCTGCACTGAGCCATCCATAAAGAAGATTTTCTCCATCGTCACTGAAAATGACATCACCTATCTGATATTTGCTCCTCATGCTGTCTCCATAAAAAAACGCCCCAACTCAGGGGCGCTTAATTTGTAAGGATTTCTGGGTTTACTATTCTTTATCCCAATCACCGAGAGCTTCCGAAAAAGATCTTATAAGGGGTAAAACCTGCTCTTTCGACATGATGATGTTATGTACTAATGCACAAGAATCTGCTCCACGCATGAGCAAATATTTTGGTTTTCCAGGAATGAAACTTAATGAAGTAATCACGACCGGATCAAGTGTTTTTAACCTTTCATCTTCCTGTTTTAGTGCAAACGCGGTGACAGCTGGATTTATAAGATCTGCGCTAATTTTTTCCATTTTTATTACTCCCGCTTAGAAAACTTTAAAACATCGTCATCAGGCGGTTCAATATCAAGTTCTTTGAAAGCTAACACGGAAGCATCACTAAGAGTGTCCCAGTTTCTGTAATCGGTATTGAAGTAATCAGTACTAATTCGATTCTCAAACCGTCCATTTAAGTAAACAAGGTAGTTGCCGGAGCGGGTAGGCTTGAAAGTGGGGTATGGGTTCCATCCTTTCGGATCGTAAGGAACTTTTTCAAAATTTTCCTTATTAAGTCTGAGTTGCATTTCCTCGTATGTAATCAGTATGTAATCTGATGGATCATCCATTTGTGCATCGCAACTCTGTGTGACTCTTTCATCCGATAGCAAACGTTTGATCTTTTCTTTCACGAATTCAGGGTTTTTAATTTTCCACATCTTCGTCTCCTTCGTCTTCGTATACGTCGTCAGCAAACGTGTCCACTTCTTCCATGTAATCCCAAAGGTGTTCGAGAACATCTCCTTCGGAAAGAGCTTCGTCTTTAGACAGAGCTCCTGATTTTCTTAGGGCTTTAAGGTCTTCTTCCCACTTCTTGCCGATTACGAACAACTGATTCCAGTAACCTTCTAGGCGTTGTCTGTGGTTTATTGGCTGTTCCATAATTATTTTCTCCTGAGCTTTAATTTCTCTGTTTCGTAGACGAATTTAACGACCTGCTGCATGGCCTCAGTTGCTTCCATTGAGGCCGCGCCTCTGCGCAGTGTTGCAAAGGTAGTTTCAAAGGGTTTGCTCATTTATTTGCTCCATTAAAAAAGCCCTCCGAAGAGGGCACGTTATTTTTCAACTTTGTTACGAGCTTGTATTTTTTCAATCACGTGATTTGGAATAAGGAAACATCCTATTCCAGTGACCGCCAAGACATCGCCAAATTGTTTGTTGTAGAGATCAATCAAAGACTGTCTCCTGCTGCGCAGCCGCTTTATCTCACTGTTTATGGGGAAAATGATCTTGTTCCCTTTGGTCCTGGTTGCAAGAATCAACGGGCAATCTGAAATCTGCTTATCTAGCGTGGTCAATTCGATAAACAATTTTTTGCAATGGTATTCGGCCTGATTCAGTTTAATTTCAAGTCGTACTAACTCGACAAATTCAAGAACCTTGTCTTTCTCCCAGTACTCTTTTTTCCCCAGGAATCGAGATTCTGGAAAGAAAGGGTTCTTTTTTATCTGCCAGAACTTTTTAGCAGGAAGCCCTAAGAGCTTGCAGAATTCATCTTTGTTATAGAGAGGTTGACGTTTATTCTTCATAGTTCTCTCCCAAGCCCTGCACTTGCAGGGCTCTTGGTTTAATGAATTGAGAAGGGAATACAGATCCTGATCATCGAGTACGCCTAGACTTATTTTCCAAAATCCTTCCTTGTTTTTGAACAGTCTGCCGATTGCTGTGTCGTCTAATTTCACGACATACAATTTTTCGCCTTTAGATTCGAATTTAATTTCGCTCATGCGGTGGCCTCCTGTGGAGCTTCAATAACCTCGCCATCTTCAATATTCTTGAAGTCTTCGACCGAGATGGCGTTGATGTCGATTACGTCGTTCGGGTCGATCTTTTCCCCGGCTTCCCGCTTAGCATCGACATTTGCAACTTGGAGGGCCTCGATGGAAACTGGGAGGTATTTGAAGAGGCGTCTGATAACCGTTTTCAGAGCCATCTGTTCAAAATACGTGTTCCAGATGTTCTTTGACTTGGCCTTGGCTTTGACTGCCTCAACTTCGGCGCGAGACATGACTTCAAATTGGTATCCGCCTCCGCGCAGATTTGCGACAGCGTAGACAAAAGTGATGGGCTTTTTAACGCGGTCAGCTTCACAACTCGGCACGTGATGAATGTCCGGATGCAATCCAAGCTGGTAGTTGAACTCGTCACCTTCGTGGACAGCAAAAGCTGAGAGGGACAAAACCTGTCCGGAGCGACGGGCCAAATCGATCATGCCGCGGTAGCCAAGAATTAACTGGCACTGATTTCCATAAGGAACTAGGTAGGCTTGGCCGAGGGCAGAACCAGGCTCAAGGCCAAGTTGTGCCGACTGCATGACAGCACCTAGGAATGAGGCTGGAGTGGTATTGAGAAGGGCTGGAGTTTTACGCAGTTCGGTCGCGGCAATTCTTGCCATTCTGTCCGGGCTTAAATGCTTTGGCACAGCGAGAGCCAGTTGTTTTTTGAACTGGTCGGACAGAACCTGCTGGACGATTGCCGGAGCTTTTGTCTTTGGTTTGGCTACTGGTGCAGAGGGTGCGCCGACTGCTGCGGCGAGTTGGTCGGATGTGGACATAATTTAATTCCTATGAAAAAGCCCCTCGAACTGGAGGGGCTGGGGTTGATTAAGAGTTACGGGAAATAAGTCAGAGGTACGCTCAGGGCAAAAAGAAAGCCACCGTGCGGGTGGCAGACGGATGATATCTCTCTTTCGTCAGAGGCCATATGTGCAAAATTTGCACATGCCACTTCTTGTATGAGCGCTCCTGAAGCTGACTTGGCAAAAAGGACAAAAATAAAGCCCGCTTGTGCAGGCATGAAGGGAATTTGGCTCGGTTGATCCGGCTCAACCGAGAAAGCCTTTTCTTGTTGCACCGTACTGTAGTGCTCGAAGCGAATATTACACAAAACCGCTCCTTTCATCAGTAGAAACCCTACCCATTTTGTGTAGCCAGCAGTCTAAAAGGTTACGCGCACACACGCATGACACGGGTTGAGGATTCCTTGAGGTAGTCGTAATAATCATCCAGGTGGTCTTCCCGGAAGGTATCCGTGTCGAAACGTTTTGAGGTTTGTGTTTTGTAGGTGAGGACTTTCTTGCCATCAAGCGTGAGAATCTCGTTGTCCCTCATGCTTATCGCAATCTTGGTTTTGAGCGCGTCCTGCTGCTTTTTAAGTTCCTTAATTTCACCAGCAATACGTGCATACTCACCATAATCAATAGCAAGCTCACCTTGAGCCTCCACAGCTTTTCCGTTACTTTTTCCATATAGCTGAAGTACGTCATCAATGTTGATCGGGTCAGGCGGAATCTTCTTCAGAACGTTTTCGTTCCAGAAGCGGGAGCACTTTTCTTTGATCACTTGAAACACATCCGGACGGGCGTCCACCCAATACATCCGGAAGTCCGATCCTCCAATCAGAACTGCGAGATACATTCCTTTGAGCTTCAGAATGCCGCAGTACCATTGAATCTGCGTTTCGTAGTAAAGCGGGATCACATGCTCGGTTCTGAGGTTGTTCTGTTTGATCTCGAGCTCCTGGCTCGGCCCCCAAAGGTCAGCGGTAAAAGCGTTTGCCGTCTTAGCTTCAAAAGCGATATCGGTATTGATGATGCGCTCAACTCCGGTGACGTCGGCATAGCGCTCGATTTCTTCGACCGTCAGCAGCGGACGAACTTTTCCGGCAATCTCGGGATTGATAATTGCTCGGTCGATGTTTGCGATTGCCCAAGGAGTTTCAGGGTCGGCGAACTGGTGAGAAACCTTTTGAACTCTCTTGCCGGTGCGCAGCTGAAATTCTTTTGCGACCGTATCTTCGAGAACGGTTCCCCAGTAAGCAGGCTCGGACATTCCCTTGTCCTCAGAGAGACCGAGTTTGTCATTCCAAACATCCAGCGGAGTCTTCCAAGGATTCAGCCCGAGGACGGCTGCCACATCGGAGCCGCCGATACCTGTACGCCGCCCCTTTAACCAGGCGGCTCTTTGTTCGTTAGTCATTTTCTACTCCAATAAATAGCGCAGAGAAAGGTTCCTGGGGCCCCTGCGGGAAAGTCGCCTTTTTCTGTCTCTTCGGTTTTACTTTTGTTGCGTAATACTCTCGGCCCTTCTTGTTGATTTCTTCTTTGTGCTCGAGGTAGTAGAGGCGCTTTCTCTCTTTCTCAGTGAGTTTTAATGCCATTCGTTTTCCTTCAAATATTCATCAAACAAAGGCTCAATTTCAGGGTGTCTTTCGTCCTCTCCCGCCTCAGCAAGTTCGTTAATACGTTTGCCGCAATACCGAGGGATGTACTCTTCAAAGAACTTTTCGAGGAGCCGTTCATACTCGGCTTGGCGCTTTTCTTCTTGCCAGGACGGCTGCCAGAGATCTCCTGGCCCTGGACATGTTCTCGGAGTTACATGCATAGCAGCCACCTCTGAAACTCAGTAGCACTAAAAATGAAATCCAGGATCAAGAAAGCCAGTGGAAAACCAACCACAGCGCATAGAAAGCATGTAACGGTGTTTTCAAGCAGATCATCAAATTTTTTATTCATGGCAACCTCCAAAAGAAAACCCCGCCAGCTCAAGGAGGAAAACTGGCGGGGCAGAGGAGAGAAACTTAATTTTTAACGTCGGGGTAGATGTCCTTATCAATCGCTTCTATTGCCAGATCACCGATGGAATTCAACGCATACTCTTTGAAAAGCGTTTTAACTTCCTTCTGAGCTTCAGCGGTTGAAACTACATGAGCTAGGTCAAGTGTCACCTCTTTCTTTCCATAGAGCAGGGCGGACACCACAGCACGCTCTGCATACGCAAGAGCATCAGTGAGACAGCTTGCAGAACCCCTTTCCGTCAAGATGTCATCAACAACTTCGTCAAAAATCTGTTTTTGCTCGTCCGGTAATAAGATCATTTTTCTCTCCTATAAAACTATGTAAAAAAGACCACATTCAAAAGCTCCCCTCAACGCTGAACTGGAACTAACAGTTATTGGTAAAAGCCTGGGGAGCTTATGAAGATGGTCTGAAGTGCTCGTCTTTCCGAGCCGTCACCTCCGCGGGATAATTAATTTGTCAACACTCAATTAACCAATGGAGGAAAAGATGTTTGCTTATGAAACTTTGCTTGAAGCGTTGAAAGCACGAAAGGCAGTGTCTTTTATTTACCATGGACAGTATCGGGTTGTATCGCCATACATCCTTGGCAAAAACAAATTGATGGGCTTGCAGACTGAGGGAGGGAGCCTTTCCGGAGAGCCTCATTCTCTTAAGTACTTCGAGGTTCCTGAGATAACCAATGTCCGAATTCTTGAAGGAAAGTATGTACCTCCTCAGACCGCTCCACAATATAAAACTCTGGGAAGATTCGTGTCACCTGTTTGGGTGAACCCATAGCAACTTCCTGAGAGTTTTCTAGGCACCAGACTGCGTACTCAAGAGCTTTCAGACCTTCGTAGAACTCGCGTGCGGCTGTCTCGCCCTGAGGAGGAGCCGCATTGCTGAGCACCTTATATGTTTGCGAAAGGATGGAAATTTCTTTGTTCATTTAACAACTCAACTTATTGACTCTGCTAGCAGCGATTCAAATCTTGCAAAAATGACCTCCAGCTCGATGAGAGCTCGTCTTTTTGTCCGGAAACTCTGGCCGAAAACGTTTGCCAATAACAAATCGTTTACCTTGTCTTGTTCTTTCATAAAGAATCCGGAAAAGCGCCAGTCATTATGCTTCGGTCTAATTAAGCTGATGATGTTTTTCCCTTTGTAGTAAATCTCATAAGCTCGAGGGACAACGCGCTTAACTGTTAAAAGCATTTTTTCTCTCCTGTAGAAAACAGAAGCGCCCTCCAAGTTAAAGATCGTTCGTCTTTGGGTGAGTGACAAAGAAGGCGCTTATGTTTGTGAACTGTCTTTGCTGAACGGCCCCTACTTGTACCTGACGACTTAAACGTCACAATCCTTTTGGCTTTCTCTCTGCCGCTGGTTCACTTTCGATCCCCATGCTTAGGCGCAATTCACTTGCCGCCTTGTAGCTCCGTGCACCTTTCGCATTACTCGGTGTTTAGGAGCAGTGTTTCTTGATTACGAACCTGCAAGAAACATTTTAAAGAGCTACTTGTTCGTTACAAGCACAAACTGTAAACCAATTGAAAGAAAATTGCAAGCAAAGACTGTAGCTTTTCTTGCAATAAGGGAAAGTGATAGTAATAGTAAAGATTTAGTTGTTCTTACCGTGCCAGCGCATTGCTCTCCTAAAGCCAGCGGCCTCGGCTTCCTTGACGGTCAGAGCCAGAAATTCTCCCTGCTTGTCGATCTTTACCTTGTCATATTGCTGATCGAAGGGAAGGTGATAGATCTTCTCACCAGAAGAAGAGATGTTGCACTTAATCATGGGAAAGTCTTTTCTCAGCTTGTAATTCTCTTCGACATCAATTCCCAACTCTTTTGCGCATTCTCGGGCGAAGTCGTCTAATTTTGTGGTGGTCACAAAAACACCTCTGACAACTTCTCCTGGGTGCTTGCGCTTGTATTCAAAGACTGTTCCAAACAGTTGAAAGATGTGCTTTTCAAAAATAGTTTTCTTGGCCGCCCAGCATTTTGCCTGGACTATGAGAGTGTCTCCCATACCTGCAAACTCCTTGCAGATTAAGTCGCGCCCCTTATCCTTTTTCTTGTCCTGGATACCCGTGTATTCAACGAGGTAATTTGCCTGCTCGTATTCCCAGCCTAATTGGAGCTCAAACAGTTTGCCGACATAACTTTGACTTGTGTGTTTCAAGAACCGGTCAAGGGCAAGCTGGTTACGCTCCGATGTCGGCAACTTTTTGTACTCCTCAGGAGACATGAACCTTCTTACTCTGTCCACTCCAGAATCATCTGTCAGATCCAGGGGCAAAAAACCGTTAGTTTCCTCCAGGATTTCCTGCTCGTACTCTTCAACAACAGGAAAGTATTCTTTGATGGTCTCCAGTTCCGATTTAAGCAGGATATTCTCTTTTATAAGAGCCTTCTTTTCTTTCTTTATTCTGGAGACTTCGTTTGCTGCAGTTATTGCAGGCCTCGACTTGTATCGTAAACACTCCTCTAAGGCTTGATCCTTGGCCACCTCATGTTCGGCAATCAAATCTGCAAGCCACTTCCGACCGTCTAAAAAGTTCTTTTCAAAAGAAGTTTGAAGTTTGATTAAGTCGGCTAGGGTTGATGCTTTTTCTTTTCGTTCCTTTTCTAATTTTTCTTTCTCTTCTGTAATCTGGTTTAAAGTACCCTGATTGCGTTGATGCTCCGCCGAAAGATTAAGGAGAACCCAAAACAGAAGAATTATAAGAACGGGGAAAAAAGCGACTACAAATACCGCAAATTCTTTCATTAGAGCCTACTAGCGGTCCATGCAAAAACGATTTTCCCAATCACTCGGACTGAATCAAGCTCCTCTTTTGGGATGTACATCTTTTCGTAGTCTTTATTGTCGGAGATGACAATGAGGCCGCCGTCAATATTACGTTGAATACGTTTAACGAATAGCTCCCCGCCGATGTTAAGAGCGTAAATGGCATCACTGGTGATCTTCTCAATGCCTGTATCAACCAGGAGGATGTCTCCATTTTCAAACGTTGGAACCATTGAATCACCGCGGCCGGTAATGACTTCCAGCTTATTGAAAGAGGTGCAGGACACGTGCTGCCGCAACCAACTCTTCCTGATTGAAAGGTGTTCGACCACCTGATCCTCGTCTGGATAAACAACGTCCCCAGCGCCCATTGAGGCAGTTGCATTGAATCTCGGTATTTTGATGATGTCGTCCTGCTCGGAATCAACCGTTTCTTCTTTGACAACAGGAATAGGCTCCTGGCCGGTCAAACTTTCTAATGACACGCCAAGCACCTGAGCAATATCCGCCAGCCGATCAATTTTCGGCGTGGCAGTACCTTTTTCCCATTGCTGCACTGATTGTGGCCTGATACCCAGCCTTCTGGCCAATTCGCTTTGATTCAACCCAGAACGTTTTCTTGCCTCAGCGATGTTGGAGGCTATTTGTTCCTTATTCATAAGAGACTCCTTCAAAGCTAATTCTACAAGTTTTCCCTGTAGGGCGAATTTATCAGACAATACAGTTAATGCTTGTAATAATTAAGCAATACTTGTAGAATTAACTGTAACTTTTTAAAGAGGTTTTTAAATGAGCGCTAAAACTGCCTTAAAGAAGGCCATCAAGAAAGCGGGCGGCCAGAGTGCTTTGGCCAGGAAGCTCGGCATCAGCCAGCAGTCCATCCAGCAGTGGGTCGTAGTCCCGCTCAAACGTGTGAAGCAAGTTTCTGAAATCACTGGTGTCCCCCGTGAAGAGTTAGCTCCTGAGTTGTTCAAATAATGTTCCTACATCCTGAAAATCGGCGTGGTGACATTGTGGTCAAGTGCGCCGTTACCAAAGAGATGAAAGCAAAGCTCGACGCGGTTTGCATAGCTGAGAACTTGCATTCAAACGAGCTCTTGCTTTGTCTCCTTCAGGATTTCTTCCAACGCGAAGAATACAAGTTCAGTTTATGGACGCGGCTTGTAGCTGACAAGGAAAAGGAAAGTAATTCTGAAGTACCTCAGAGTTCCCGAATAAAGGGGGAACGAAATGAGCTTTGAAGCTATCAAATGGGCCATCAACCAAGACATTGACGACCCGAAGGAGAAATTACTTCTGGTGATCCTTTCTGACTTCCTGAACGATAGAACCAGGCAGTGCAACCCGTCCCGTGAAACTTTAATGCGTAAGGCTTGCATTAAAAACAACAAGACACTTTCTTCTAAGTTGGACAGTCTTGTCTCCAAAGGTCTGATTGAAATTGTCAGAGGGAAGGGCATATCCAATCGCTACCTAGTTCAGAACAGAACCACGTTCAACAGTGAACCTAGTTCAGCAGTGAACCACGTTCAGCACTGCACTACCACCAGGTTCAGTAGTGAACCTACCCCTAGTTCAGCAGTGAACCACGAACCTATAAGTGAACCTATAAAAGAACCTAATACTCTCTCTAAAGAGAGAGAGGACAAAAACTTTTCTTTAACGCCTACAGAAAAGAAAGTCTCCAAAAAACAGACAGCGGCTAAAAAAGAAAAGAAGGGCCCTTATCCATATTCGGAAAACGATCCGATCCCAGACGAGTTTTTAAAAATCGCTCAGGCAAACAACATCCAGGATCCGCAGGAGCTTTTCAAAAAAATGGTTCTCTGGTGCCAAGCAAATGGAAGGCCCTACAAAAATTGGAAAGCGGGTTTTACAACCTGGTGCCTGAGAGAAGTCGGTTACCAGAAAGAAAAAGAACAGAAGAAACAAACCCAAGCCTCAAAACAAAACCAATTTTCTTATGAGCCGCCTGGAGGTTTTACAGACGACTACTACAGAGACCAATGCGAATTCGATGAAAACGGGAATTTAAAACTATGAACAACACTGAAACCCCAAAACTTAATTCCGTTAATACCATTTTCGGGAAGTTAGAAATAAGGCAGGTGAAGGCAAGCTGCCCGCTCCACGGAGAATATCTTGCAAATGAAGTCTGGTTAGGCGGCCAGCTCAAGGAAGTAAGCGAATGTCCTGAGTGTTTCAAACTCAACAAAGCTCAAAGGGCTATTGAGGAAGAGAAGGCCAGGAAGGAAGAGACCGAGAAAAACCGCCTGGCGAGAATTAAAGAAACCCGTATGCCACTCGAATACCAGAGCAAGGATTTCTCAACTTTCATTACCGAAACTGAGAGCCAGAGAAACGCTTTAGCTATGGCGAAGAGGTTCGTGAATGGCTGGGAAAAAGCGAAGGCAGGCGGGTACGGCCTTTTATTCCTCGGCGGTTGCGGCACAGGTAAAACACATCTTGCCTGCGCAATCATGCTGGAGCTCCTGGACAAGTACGCATGCTTTTATCCCAGGTACTACAAGGTGAGCGAGATTTTCTCAGCCGTCCGCAACACCTGGCAGCCAGGAGCGACAACCAATGAAGAGGAAACCATTAAATTTTTCTCTTCCATCCAGCTCCTAGTAATTGATGAAGTCGGTGTTCAAAAGGGCTCCGAATCGGAAAAGAGGATTCTCTTTTCGATCCTGGACAACCGAGTTACTTCAAAGAAACCAACAATCTTAATGACCAATCTCGGCTCAAAAGATTGTGTTTTTGCGCTCGGAGATCGGCTTTATGACCGCATTCGGTCTAAATGCGTACCGGTCCTCTTCAAGGGCAATTCTTTTAGAAAACCCGCAACGCCTGACGTGTTTGATTGAGGCGACCATGTCGGATTCAGCCTGGACACTTCTGATGATCGTGCTGGCACCGGTCGTGTTTATCAACTTAATCCTCTTCGGATTACTCGTGAGAGCTGCTTTTCAACTCAGCCAGGAGAAACAACATGAGGTTTGATTTTTCGTACTTTGGAAAGGCGCTCGGATGGACTGGAGGCTTTTTCTACCTCCTGGACATCTTTTGGTTTGCCTACAGCGGATCAAACATTGATTACAACCTCGGGTTTGTAGTCGGTCTGTTTATCGGAGCGGCAATCTGCTCTATCAGGAGGCGAACATGAGCGGGTGCTGCATGTACTGCAAATACGCGGGTGCAGGTTGGATCAGCAGTAAAGACGGCTCAATCCACGTGGATAGATATGACGACTTTTACAGGGCCATGAATATCTATTGCAACAACCCAGAAAGAGGGATGGATGGTCAGTGTTTCCAAATCTCATTCACCAGGTGCTCTCTTTTTGAACGGGCAACAGATGAACGGATCCAGAAACGAATCGAATTTTATTCAAAGTTTCAGAGATTCAGGACACACGCAGAACTAATCGCACAAAGACGATAACCAAGGAGGATAAAAATGGAAAACTTCGAAATCGCAATTTTAATGTCAAACTTCATCGCCTTTTCATTTGCAGTTATAGCCTGTTTGCTTGTTAATGATCTGGAGATTGAGCATAACTGCACAAGGTGTCGGCTTTATGACGCTGAGGAAGAAATCGAAAAGCTCAAGGCTGAAATCGAATTTCTAAAAAAGAACAACGACTAAGGAGCCGACATGAACGCAGAGTTACTTTTTTATTGCATGGTGTGCGGCTTTATTTTCATTTTGTCGTTTTTCCTTGTTGTGAAGTTTCTCGAAGTCCTAAACGACAAATCAGCCGAAAGAAGAACACAAGAACTCATAAACAAACTCTTGGAGGAAATCAGAAATGGGAAAAAGCCAACGAACTAAGGGCGCTGCGGGGGAGCGCGAAATCTGCGATCACATATTCCAACACCTGGGCATACAGGTACACCGCAATCTCTCACAGACGAGGGACGGAGGAGCGGACATCAAGCTCAACCCCTACTCACTTGAGGTCAAACGGAGAGCGGCTATAGGCAATTTGTATGAATGGATGGAGCAGGCCAGCAACGGGTGCGAACCTGGAGAGCGACCCATTGTCGTGTGCAGGGCAGACCGTAAAGAATGGCTGGCCATTCTACCCATAGAAGAATTATTCAGGCTGATCCGTGAGGAAGTAGCCGCTACTGGAGGGAAATGATGAATGACACAACTCAAAAACCAAGGGGACTTATTCGGACATGCAGATACCATTCTCTTTTGCCAAAAGAAGCCCAAGACAGACTTATCGAATCTGTCGGACTTAGAGAAGGAGAAACAGCGGTACAACGAGATCTGCGCATATCGAGAACGATTGATCGAGTTAAGAGCCAATATCCGGAGTTTTTCCGAGCTCGGTCTTGACCCGTCCACGGTCCTTCTCTCTGACGCATCAGTACGTGTCGGAGTGTCCAGCCCAAAGGCGAAGTATTCAGATCAGGATCTTATCCATTGCTTTGATCTTCGCCTGGCGGGCCTTTCTTTGCGTGAGATTTCTCAGAAGATGGACATTCCAATACGCACTTTACGTGACATTTTCTCAGGCAAAAGACGTGCAGTTATTCCAACCAAGTTCAAATGAAGCAGTGCGCACCCAGAACCAGGACGGCTCAATACTCAATAAAAATCGGGGGATTGTATGACTAAGAAAAAGCCATTGACCGATAAGCAGAAGCGTTTTATTGATGAATACATGGTGGACAGTAACGCCACACAGGCCGCGATAAGGGCAGGATACAGCTCAAAAGCGGCCAGAGTTCAGGGTCAAGAGAACCTGTCAAAACCTGCCATCCAAATTGAAATTGCTAAACGCCAGGACGCATTGAAAGAGAAGCTTGAATACACGGCTGAAGATTGGACACGTGATGTCCTGGAGCTTAAAAACCGCTCAATGGAGGAGATCGAGCTTAAAGACGAGGACGGCAATGTAGTACATACGGAGACGAAAGATCCGCAGACCGCTCATAAATGTCTGGACATGCTCGGCAAACGCTTAGGCCTATTCGTTGAGAAGAAGCAGGTGGAGGTCAATATTTCTGACCGCTCCTCCTGGCTGAATGATGTTTTGAAGGACATGAAAGATGAATAAGGAAGCCGCTGAGTTTGAGATGGGCCTAAGGCGCCTGGCGATAGCCTGCACGAATGATCCTCTTCTTTTCGTCCAGAAGTGTTTCCGCTGGGGACATGGTGAGCTGGCAAACTATGAAGGCCCGGACGTGTGGCAGCAGAAGATTCTTTGTGACATCCGCGACCGGCTCAAGAACGGGGAAACGAGACATAAAGCTATCCAGATAGCTGTAGCCAGCGGGCACGGTATCGGGAAGACCGCTTTTGTGGCCTGGATCATGTTGTGGGCAATCTGCACCTATCCGGACATGAAGGGAGTAGTGACGGCCGAAACCAAGAACCAGCTCATAACAAAAACGTGGTCCGAGTTGCATAAATGGCACCATCTTTGCCTTTTCCGTGACTGGTTTGAGGTTGCCGCGGAATCCATCTTTTCAACTCAGCCAGGGCACAAATACACCTGGCGCATTGACGCAATCCCGTGGAACGAGAACAACACCGACGCATTCCAAGGCCTCCATAATCAAGGGAAACGGATTCTTGTCTTGTTCGATGAAGCCTCAGTTATCGCCCAAAAGATTTACGAAGTCACGAAAGGCGCGCTCACCGATAAAGATACGCAGATCATCTGGTGCATTTTCGGGAACCCAACGCGCCCAGACGGCCCATTCTTTGACGCTTTCCACAAGAGCCGCCACCGTTGGATCACGTACAACATTGACAGCAGGACGGTGAAGATCACGAACAAGGAGCAGTTGCAAGAGTACGTGGACGATTACGGAGAGGACAGCGACTTCGTGAAGATCCGTGTTCGGGGCATATTCCCCAGCGCCTCAGCCAAGCAATTCATTAACCGTGAGGACGTTGACGCGGCTATGAACCGCGATGTGGGACAGGTCAACTACTCCAGAACAGTTGCAATCCTAGGCGTGGACGTGGCCAGAGAAGGCGATGACCGATCAGCAATCGCTACCAAAATTGGTCGTGACTGCACTATGCCGCTTAAAGTCTTTCGCGGCCTGGACGGCCCTCAGCTCGGGATGCAGGTGCTCATGTATGCGAACGAATTGAAGCAGAAGGGCATTCCTCGTGTGTACATCAATTTAGACTACACGGGTGTAGGAGCGAGCCCTTACGACTGGTTAAAAGACAAGGTGCAGCACCTCAACAAGGTCATCAGTGCGAGCCAGTCAACCAATCCCCAGCGCTGGGCCAATAAGCGGGCAGAGATGTGGGACAAGATGCGGGATTTCATACGCGATGACGGAGCGATCCCAAAGAGTGAAGAGCTGGCCGAGGATCTTTGCATACCTGAGAAACTCATTGACCAGAAGGGCCGCTTACTCCTGGAATCCAAAGATTCAATGAAGCGCCGCAACATGAACTCTCCAGATACCGCGGACGCCTTAGCACTCTGTTTCGCTATTCCCATCCAAGAGTACATAGAGGACGATAGCTGGAGACATCAGCGGGTGAACCGTCATAAGGGCATACGCGATCCATACGCCTCCTAAGGGTGTGCGCATCAGTCTCGTGGCAGGCTCGACAATCGGGACATGATGAAGATCGAAACCTGTACGCTCAGTGACCTATTCAATGACCCTAATTATGAGGATGTGTGCCAGCACTACCGCCAGGAGGCGGGCCACCTCGACCTAAAGGGCATTGTGGACAAGGACAAATACTCGTTCCTTGCACAGAACGGCTTATTGCTTTGTGCCAGAGCCGTGAGTGAGGGTCAACTTGTCGGCCTCATGGCCATAGTCATGTGTCCTTCTCTCCACAACTCAAAAGATGTCGCGAACGTTGACACGCTGTACCTAGAGCCAGAGCACCGTGGGCACGGCCTCCAATTCCTGAGGCACGCAATAAAAATGGCGCGGGAGTTTGGCGCATCAGGTATTCGATTTTCTGCACCCGCTGGATCCAGAACGGAGCAACTCTTTGACAGGTTATTCCAGCGCTCGGATGTCACCTATTACAAATCACTGGAGGATTAAATCATGGGCATGGAAATGTTGGGCTATGGCCTTCTTATGGCAGGATCCGCCGCACTGACTTCTCACACACAGAGCCGAGCCGCAAGAAGCCAGGCCTCAGCTCAGAAACAAGCGACCGAAGAGGCCAAACGCAACGCTGAGAAACAGGCCGAGCAACAGCGTGAGCAAATGCGTATGCAGAACCAAAAGACCGCAGACCTTAGCAAGATCCTCGGCGACAACACCAACGACCTGTTATCAGGCGGTCAAACAATGCTGACTGGCGCCGGCGGTGTGGATCAAAACGACATGACGCTGGGCAAAAAATCTGCTTTAGGGTGATGACATGAAAGAAGTTCGGCAGGAAGTTTTGAACCGATGGAGAAGCCTTGTAAAAGAGCGCGATCCTTATCTCCACCAATGGATAGAAATCTCTAGATTCCTGCGGCCTGCTAACGGTAAGTTCCTCAATCCGACAACGCAGAATGAGGCAAAGACACGCTGGAATAACATCTATGACAACACCGCGCTTAGGGCCTCGGATATTTTGGCCAAGGGACTAATGAGCGGCATGACCGATCCTTCTCAGCAGTGGTTTTTTCTCACAACTGGGAGCCCCGACTTAGACGAATCCGTCCAGGTTAGGCGCTGGTTGTCGGATGTCAGTCAGATTCTTTACATGACATATGCCAAGACCAACCTCTATCAGGCCCTGCATCATGCGTGGCTTGAGGCTGGCTTATTTGGAATTCTGGCCATCATCATTGAAGAGGATGAGGAGAAAGGGTTTAACTGTATTCCCCTGACTGCTGGCGAATACTGCATATCGTGCGACAGCAAGGGAACTCCGGATACTATATACCGCGAGTTTTCGTTATCGCTGAGGCAGATCGTTCAGAAGTTTGGTGAAGACGCGTTGCCATATTCTCTCTACCAAACCTATCAAGGCGGCCAGAAGGACAAGCTCTATACGATCATTCACGCTATCGAGCCGAGAGAAAAACGCGATACGCGCTCAAAGTCCAATAAGGATATGCCGTGGCGATCCGTCTATCTGCTGAAGGATGCAGGAGACGATCAGAAGCCTATCCTCCGAGAATCCGGATACCGAATGTTTCCTGCCGTGGTCGGACGCTGGGGAGCGATCAGCACGGAAACCTACAGTTGTGAATCTCCTGGCATGGTCGTTCTGGGGGATGTGAAACAGCTCCAGCACGAGCAGAAACAAAAAGGGAATGCCATTGATTACATGGTGAATCCGCCTATTGGGCTACCGTCCGAAGCCAAGGATTCAGACATAGACATGGATCCTGGCGGCCAATCCTTCATTAACGGAGCCACTGGTAGGAAACCTGCAGAGCAGTTGTGGAATGTAGCCATCAACCTCAATGACCTGAGGCAGGACACTCTGGAGGTACAGAACAGAATCCGCGCTGGATTCAATGTGGACATGTTCCTCATGCTCAGTAATCAGTCTGCGCTCAATCAGATGACGGCCACGGCAGTTGCAGAACTGCACGAAGAGAAGCTGCTGATGCTCGGGCCCGTCCTCTCCAGATTCAATAACGAGGTTTTGCGCCCGCTCATTGACCGCACGTTTGACATCCTGAACGAAGAAGGATTGATCCCGCCTGCTCCCGAAGAGATTCAGGGCACGGATTTAAATGTCGAGTACACCTCAATTTTGAGCCGTAGCCAGAAGGAGGTGCAGTCACGCACCGACCAACAGGCCATCCAGGAAGCACTCCAAATTGCTCAGTATCAGCCCGACTTCCTCGACAACTTCGATTTAGACAAGTACGCCCAGATTGTTTCCGACAAGAGAGGTGTTTCTCCTGAAATTCTCCGTTCTTCGGACGAGGTAGCCGCCATCAGACAGCAGAGAGCACAGCAACAACAGCAGGCTCAGCAGCAACAGCAGATGGCCCAGAGCGCCGACATGTTATCCAAGCTTGGGAAAGTGCCAGCGGGCCCGGGAACACTGGCTGGCCAAGCTGTCCAAGGTATGCAAGACATGGCAGCCGAGGGAATGCAATAGGGTGTGCGCATCAAAAAATCACGAGGATTGACAATGAGCAAAGTTACAAGAGACCCGTTTGATAACTCCCAGCGAGAAAAGGACGAAGAAAAGAATCTTGAGGCATTCCGAAAGGAGGCTGACTTCCAAGAGGCTCTGATCAATGTCCTGAACACAAGAGACGGAATGACAGTGCTGAAACGAATTTTTGATGACAGCGGTTTCTTCTCCTCGGCATTCGATACGAATGCTTTGAACATGGCTCGCAAGGAAGGAAAACGGGAATTTGCACAACAGGTTTTTAACAACGTTCTCAAGTACGCCCCTGAAAAGATCGGCGAATTGAGACCTAAGGAAACGAAATGAGCGAAGGTACAGCAGCCGAAAATCAGACAAGCGAGGCTACAACCAACGGCACGCCTAATCCTGATTCTCAGGGTCAGCAAGGAGAATCCACGCTGATTGATGAAATCTCCAAGGCAACTCCTCCTCAAGAGGGACAGCAGTCTCAGGAGGAAGGAAAGACCGAAGAGAACAAAGGAGAGAAGAAGGAAGAGAAGGCGGACGAGACTAGCGGAGCTCCGGAGAAGTACGAGGACTTCAAAGCGCCTGAAGGTACAACCTTAGACGCAGAAGTCGTCAAAACTTTTTCAGAAGTTGCTAAGTCTCTGAATCTGCCTCAAGCCAAGGCCCAGGAAGTCATTGACAAGCTGGCGCCGAAATTGGCAGAGCGACAGATTGAAGTGCTGAAACAGACCAATGCGACATGGAAAGATAAATCGCTCCATGACGCAGTGATCGGCGGCGACAACTGGAAGAACACAATCTTTTCAGCTCAACGAGCCCTGAGAGAGTTTCAGACACCCGAAGGAGAGTTTACTGATCCGGATGTTTACGAACTGGCGACCTTTGCCGGTAATCATCCGGGCCTGATCAAAATCCTCAAACATTTTGGCGACAGCATGCGAGAGGACAAGACAGTTAGAGGCACTTCTAACAGAACTCTCACTCCAGACGATATTTACGGTAAATAAAGGAGTTAAAAATGGCAGACGCATTCACTGGAATGACCCCTGTTACGCTTGCTGAATGGCAGGCTCTCGTACCCGAAGGCAACACTCAGATCAACATGATGATTCAGACCATTCGGGATTATCAGCCGTTCTTCGATCGTGCCACTATGGTGCGTGGTAATGATGGCCAGGGCAAGAAGGGCCTTATCGGAGAAAAGTATCCTGAAGGTCAGCTTGTCGGAATCAACGAAGGCTGGAGCGCCTCCAACGCGGCCGGCCGTGCAGTTCGTTATCCGTCCTGTGTGGCTCGTGACCGCTCGGTTATCGCCAAGCTCATGCTTGAAAAAATGCCGGATAAAGAACGCAACGCATACCGCATGCGAACCGATCAGATGTTCATCCGCGGCTTAACCCGTGGCATGGTTAAACGAGTATTCCAGGGCGACCCTGCAACAGACCCGCGTGATTGCATGGGTTTGGCAAATATCGTTCTTCCTGATCGTGACAATGGCGTTTGGAAGGATTCCATCATTGACGGTGGCGGCACTGGTTCAAATCTGACATCCATTTATTTCGTCAATTGGGATCCGGAGGAGATGACGTGTTTCTTCCCGCAGTATGGCGGAGCCGCTGGCGTATCCATGGAAGCGATCAAAGAGCCCGTCTATGTTCCCGACGCGAAAGGCAAAATGTATCCCGCATATGTCACTGAATTCGGATATGACCTCGGCGTTTTCGCTGGTAATCCTGAAAAGATTGTGCGTATTGCTAACGTTGATCCGACCAAATTCACGACTGACAAGGGCGCAACAGACCTGCTCAAGAAGTTTATTGAGGCACGTCACCGCTTGAAGACCTCCGACTTCTCCAATGTCGGTATTTACTGTACTGATCAGGTGGGCTTGATCTATGACCTCCAGTTGCTTGAAAAGACCAAGTACACACTTGAGTACAAGACTTTTGGTCAGCGTGAATCAATGCTCTCCTTTGGCGGTATCCCGATCTATCAGTACGGCACCGACGTTTTGCCGTCCACTGAGTCCAAGATCACAGTTTCTTAATCAAGGAGATAAAAATGATCATTGACCAAAAGATGATGTTTTGTGAAAAGGCTGAGGCCAAAACCGCGATCACGTCTAATGTGCTCGATTTTGTTTCAGATCAGACCTCTCCTTACTTGAATGCTCATGGAATGGTGCTCTGCATTTTGACACCGACAGCGATTGCCGGAACTTCCATCACATTCAAGCTTCAGGAATCCGCGGACAAATCCACGTACACGGATGTCATGACCACAAAGGCGCTCACGGCTACAGACCTGAAACAGCCCTTGCTTATTGCTCTGCCGCCGATTCATAAGCGTTACCTGAAGTTGGTTTCCACGCCGACTTCAGTTACCGCCGGAACTATCACCGCCTTTATTGGCAATGACGTTCAGCTGGGTTCCCCGCTCCGCACGCAGGGAGTTGAATTCCCCGCCGAAACAGCGGCAAGTTCTAGTTAGTTAATTCTCTAGTTGCAGGTTTCAGTAGTTGTTAAAAGAGAGGAGGGAGGCTTAAAAACCTCCCTTTTTTAATATGAATGAAGTGTCAATTTGCAATGCCGCCTTGTCCTATCTGGGCGAGAAGGGGACGATCACGAAGATCAAACCGCCTGAAGGAAATCCCCGGGCGGAGGCGTGTGCTGAATACTATCCTCAGGCGCTCCGTTATCTGCTGGAGGCACATAATTGGGCTTTCGCGATCAGGCGCGTGAGACTGCCCGAATACAAAAAATATGACGCCGATCTTTATCAGTGGGCGCACGGCTACCAAGTTCCCTCAGATTATTTGCGCACCGTTAAGGTCTATGAGAAAAGCTCACAGGTGGACGAGGCAGGAATTGATTTTGAAATCGAAACGCTCTCGGAAACAGGCTCATACATTCTCCTAACCGATTCTCCCGCTCCCATGCTTCGATACGTGGCCAGCGTCCAGAACGTGTCAATCATGCCGCAGTATTTCATTCAGGCCCTTGTTCTCCAGCTTGCTAGTTATCTGGCAGGCCCACTGATGAAAACTTCTATGGCGCAGCAGATGATCCAAATGGCCGCTCAAGCACTGGAGACGGCGAAGTATCAGGATTCTCGAAACTCTATCAGGGTCAAGCACGAATATTTAGCGCCCCACCTGGCCGCACGGAGTATTTAAATGTCATTGAAAATCTACAAGCAATCAATCGGAGGAGGTGAGATTTCTCCTTCGATGTACTCCAGGATCACGGATCCGTCCTACTCGGCAGGCCTGGCCAAGTGTCGCAATATGATTGTTGAACCTCAAGGCCCTGTAGTCCGCCGTCCTGGATTCTCAATGGTGCGAGAGACCAAATATCCGGACAGAAAATGCCGCCTGATCCCGTTCACGTTCTCGGCCACACAAACCATGATTTTAGAGTTTGGGCATCATTACGTCCGTTTTCATACCAACGGCTCAACACTGATGAACGGCAATGTCCCGTATGAAGTTGCCACGGATTATGACGAATCCGAACTCTTTGATATTGATTACGCCCAGAGCGTGGACATCATCACGCTGGTGCACTGCTCCCATCCTCCGAGAGAGTTGAGACGTTACGGAGCGCTGGACTGGCGACTGGTGGACATCACTTTCAACACTTCTCTCACGCCGCCCACAGGAGTGACGGCCACGCAGCACATCTTGCAGTCTGCTACCTATAAAGACGGATATGTCCGGAAGTACGTGGTGACCTCGTGCAACCTGGACAACTCCGAGGAATCGAAAGCGAGCCAGGCCGCCTCAGTTGTGTGCAACCCTTACGGGGATGGTGCGTACAACACCATTACATGGAACACTGTTGCAGGTGCCGATCATTACCGCGTGTACCGTGATAAGGGAGGCATATATGGCTACATAGGTGAGACCCGTTCCAACTCGATTGATGACGACAATATCGCGCCTGACAGCTCAATTACGCCGCCAATCTATGATGATGTATTCCTCACAAGCGGCGGCATTACGGGGGCAACCGTAACCGCTCAAGGTTCTGGATATGTCGGTCCGAACGGAGAAATTACGGGGATCGACCTGCTAGAGACACAGACATGGGTAGTCGAGGGATCGGGCAGAAACTTCTATGGACCTGTAGCACCTGGAAACTGTTCTGCGTGGCAAAGTGATGACGGCTGGGCATTGAACTTCTATGGCGATGGTGTAGGCCTTGTCCCTAATGACGAGATGATTTCTCTGTTCTCGGCCAGCGTGGAGATTTATGACGCAGAAGGATCAGGTGTCGGAGCGACTGCCAAGGCCATATTCTCTTCTGCCTCAGAATGGATCAAGCTCACCAAGCCTACTGGCAATCTTAATTTCTGTTTGTATGGTTTCCGTCCTATCAAGGGAATCCAGGTCATAAGCGCAGGGGCCGGTTATAAACGGCCGCTTTGCAGAGTGACTATCACATCCTGGCCGACATGGACCTGGAGCCGAAAAGCACTGAACTACAAATTTGAATTCAAGCGTTATACAGGCGAATTTGTGACTTCTGCAAAGAGCGCTGGGTTCTTAGAGACTTCAATCAGAGTGACCGATACAACAGGAAGCGGAGCCGTGTTAGAGCCTGTAATTTCAGGCGGCAAGCTGACAAACGTAATAGTCAAGAATCCAGGCGCAGGATATTCAAATCCGACGGCCACTCTTTATTCAAACTATGGATCAGGCGCTCAAATCTCTCTGACTGTTGCGAATGCTGGCGACTATCCAGGATGTGTGAGCTACTTCGAGCAGAGAAGGTGGTTTGCCGGCAGCCGCATGAGACCGCAATATATTTGGGCTACAAAGACAGGTACCGAAACAGACATGGGCTATTCGCTCCCGTCTCAGTCAACCGACCGCATCAAGGTGAGAGTTGCGAGCCAGGACAGCAACAGAATCCGCCATATCGTTCCCTTGTCACAGTTGCTCATGCTGACGGCCAGCGGGGAATGGAGAGTGAGCCCCGTGAACTCGGACGCGATCACGCCTGAATCTATGAGTGTAAGACCGCAGTCTTATGTCGGATCAAGCCAGACAAAACCGGTCCTTATCAACAACACGATGATCTTTGCCTCAGCCCGAGGCGGCCACCTGAGAGAACTCGGCTACAGCTATCAGGCGGGCGGATACATTACGTCCGATGTGTGCCTCAGAGCGGCTCACCTCTTCGATCATCACGAAGTCGTTGATATTGCATACGCCAAGGCTCCCTATTCGATCTTCTGGTGCGTTAATGACATAGGCAAACTAATCTCCTTTACCTATGTTCCAGAACAACAGGTGGGCGCATTCGCTCAGCACGAGACCGCAGGGGATTTTGAATCCTGCGCAATCGTGCCGGAGAGCAATGAGGACATTCTTTATGTTGTGACCAAGCGCAAGATCGGAGAGAACACCGTAAGGTTTGTGGAGCGCATGAACGAGTACATCATTGACAAGGATGAAGATTATCTCTTCATGGATTGTGCGGGCACTTACTCGGGCCCGGCCAAGACCGAGATCAGCGGGATTAGCTGGCTGAATGGGATGAAGGTTTCCATCCTAGCCGACGGCTATTGTGTGCCGGATCAAGTAGTGCAGAACGGCAAGATCACGCTAAGAAGAGCGGCCTCTAAGGTGCATGTTGGTTTGCCGTACAACTCTGACATTCAGACCTTACCTCTTGCCTTACAGCTTCAGGATCTTTCTTTTGGTAGTAATCACCGCAAGAACATCAGTGGTGTGGCAGTGAGAATGATTGATTCAGCGAGCATTCTGGCTGGATCGAGTTTCGACGACCTCTATCAGCAGCCAACACGCGGACGGGAAACACCTGGTACTCCGCCGAAGAAGAGGAACGGAGAGTTTGAAGTAGATATCGCCGCTTCATGGACGGATGACGGTCAAGTGTGTATTCGCCAGAGCGCCCCGCTCCCGCTGAAAATCTCCAGTATTACCGTGACCTGCGACGTGGTGTAGTGCGCATCACGCTCTTGGAATCCTCCAATATCTATGCTGAGTTGGAGGATTTTTTATGGCTGGATCTAGTTTCTCTTTTGGCACCTTGGGCCTTATTTCTACAGGTGTTTCCACACTGTTTAACGCCTTCGGTGCGAAGAGCATCACGAAGTACAACAATGCTATTGCACAGGCTCAGGCAGACATAGCCAAGATCAACGCGGACACAATGAATCTGCATTATCAGCAGAGATTGTTCGCGGCTGAGGGTGAGTATCAGCGAGAGACAATGCAAGCCGCTCAAATGAAGGCGCGGCAGAAAGTCTCATTAGCCGCTAATGGCGTGGCAATCGGGGTCGGATCAGCTGCGGAACAATTGGCCAGCACGGACATTGTGAAAAAGATCAACCTCAACAGGCTTGAATCTAACGTCAAAACCGAGGCGTGGGGCTACCGTGCAAAAGAGACTGACTACCGTAACCAAGCGCTCATGAGCCTAGCCAATAAGAAGAGCGCCTCCCGAGCATTCACCGATTCCGTGCTTATCGGAGCTGGGAATATGGGCATGGCTTTTGCCTATGGAAAATTGATGAATATGGCCGCTAAAACTGAAACCGCCGAGCCATCTAAACCCGATGATCCAATCAAAGTTGACGCCGTATCGGGAGCCGATCCGGGAATCAAGATTGACGCAATCTCAGGCACCCAGCCCAACATGAATAGGATTGACGCCATATCAGGAGCACAACCCAATCTCCTTTTAGGCCAGACAGTCAAAACGACACAGCTCTATCCGACAACTAAAAACATCTTCTCTCTGAACTACAGAGGATAAAAAATGCCTATCGTCCCTAAATACGAAAATAACGTGCCTGGAGTAGTCGAAAGCGGAAGAGGTTTCGGCGCTCCCGTTGATAACGTCCGCCCGAGTTTCGACTATGAGAATGTCATGAACAGGGCCTTACAGCCGTGGTCACAGATTGCAGATAGCGCTGTCAAAATTGAGGCCTATCACTGTGACACCGTTGTGAAAGCGCGGGCTGATGAACAGCTGGACGCTTACAACAAGGAAGTACAGACAACGCTGTACGACCCAGAGAAGGGCTATTTCTCTCAGCAAGGCAAGAACGCCGTTACGTCGTGGGATCAGGCGCAATCTGATCTTCAGTCTATTTATGACAAACATTTAGGACAGATTGACGATCCGGATGTGAGAGAGGCTTTTAAGTCCAACGCATTACAGCGCCTCAATTCCGTCCGACAGAAAACGGTCGTCTATCGCAACGAGCAGAACATTAAGTGGCGGGCTCAGACCTCTAAAGACCATGCAGACAACCTCGTGGAGGAGTTTGCCTTAGGCGGTTTCTCTCCTGACGGTCAACGCACAATGGCTAGCCTGATGAACGAGATCGAGTATCAGGGCAGGATGCAGGGCTGGGACGATGAAACATTGAAAAGGCAGAAGAACGCCTATAAGTCTCTTGCTTATGCCTCAGCCTATAGCAATATGGCATTGAGCGATCCTATCGGCGCCTTGAGGCATTTTCAGACGGACGGCTCAAGGGAAATGTCCACGGACGTAGGCCGCCGCACCTATCAGATGTTATTCCACCGAGCCGCTCCCCAGCTCGTAGAACTCTCTCAACGTTACGGAGGAGCAACGGCCCTGGCCTTAACACCTGGAGCAGTTGCACGTACTACAGGCGACAACACAAACGAGAACGTGCTGAGACAATCCCACGCCCAGGCCGGACTAGGCCAGGCTCCGAAAGTGTCGGATAAGGTGCTCAATACTTCTGGATACAAGGGATGCAACCCGCTGAATGTCCGAGCCTCCAGCGATAAATGGAAGGGTTCGATTGGTAATTCTGACAACGGATATGTGATCTTCTCAACTCCGATGGACGGCATCAGGGCCGCTGCTACCGTTATCAAGAATTACGGCACGAAGTACGGGATCAACACAGTGCGAGACATTGTGAGCAGATACGCTCCCGCCTCAGAGAATCCGACAGATGACTATATCGCGAATGTCTGTAAGGGCACTGGCTACCAGCCTGATGAAAAGCTCGACACAAAAAATCCTGAGGTGCTGAAGAAGTTGGTCACTGCGATGATGAAGCAGGAAATCGGCGATGTCCCGTACTCCGAGCGCACGATTATTGCAGGTGTCCTGGACGCGCTCGGCAAAGAGGACATCAATGATTATTCCGACCTGTACAACACTCAGTTATCGGACGAAGAAGAACAGCAGTACCAGGCATGGGCAAAACAGATCGGTCATGAGCGTGATATTTATGACTATGACCTTAGAGGAGCCTGGAAAGCTGGAGCGGCTCAGGCTGAGAACGGCCACTTCCCAGACACTTTCAAGAAGCCGAATCACCACACGTTCTCCGAGGAAAGCCAATATGCAGACGGGAAACGCAATGTGGGCGGACGCTGGACTGTTGAAAACGGCCAAAACATCTTTATTGGTCCAAACGGTGAGCGACGCGATGATAACGGCAAACTCTTGAGCGAAGAAACAGCACAGGCGCCTAAGCTGACTGCCGCCGACCTCGTTTTCAATCCCAACGTGAAGACAGGGATTGAGGTCATTGATTCTCTGAATGAGCCTGAGAAGTTGTGGATCATGCAACACACGAAGGCCGAAACGTCCCAGAGCACAGCTAACCAGCGCTCCCAATTCAAAACGACCTTGAACAATGCGCTGGCTGTAGCCAGAAGCACAGGCGACATAAGCCAGCTCCCCGATGTCGGAGCTTTTATTCAGACTTACGGCCAAGAAGAAGGGCTGAGGCAATTCCAGAACGCACAGCAGGAAGCCAAGCTCAATGCCAATCTCTACCTAATGCCGACATTGAGCAATGCCGAGATTGAGGCCACAGCGCGCCAGATGACGCCGAGCAAGGATGATCCGAATTACGCCGCTCGGATGAAGGACTTAGAAACCTGGAATAAGGCATACACGCAGATCCGCAAGGAGCGTGCAGAGGATCCCGTGCAGTTTGTTTTCTCTGGAATGCCTGACCTCGGACTTCAGCCGATTACCGACTGGACGAATCAAACCGCAGTAATTAACCAGATTCAAAAGAGAATTGATAACTCAGGGATTATTTCCGAGCGTTTCGGAACGCCTAAAAAACTTCTGAGCAATAGTGAGGTTACGGCGTGGCTCCAATCTCTAAACGGCATGGACGCTCCTCACCAGGGCGCCTACTTGCAAAGATTATCCGATACCCTGACAGGAGGCGGAGACAATGTGGAGCCGCTGGCAATTCTGGCTAATCAAATTGGCGGTAAGAACTCAACCATAACTAATGCTCTTGCTGTAGCTGCTACCCCCAACGGACGGGAAAGCAATGGTGCAATGCGCCAGATGCAGGGCAATTACATCAGGACAAGTAAGTTAGGAGACGCCTACAAAGAGGAAGCAAACTTAAGAAGTCAGCTCTCTGGGATCTTAGGTGTAGCCGATGGAAGCCCGCAGTATGAGGCGATGGTGTCTCAAATCATGAATGAGCACTGTTATGCAAACTCCGTAGGATCTCAGGATCTTTCCGAATCTATAACGAATATATATGGGCAGTTGGTTACTCACAATGGCAAGAAAATTTTCCTACCAACTCAACTGAGTAAGGCTCCAGGACTTCACGTCTTCGGAAACGCCAGCGCTTTTGAAGACATTCTCTCGGATATAGGAAAGGATTTTGCCAAGTCAAAGAAGACCTTCAGATATGCAGGTCAACAAATTAACGGCAATCAACTGAGCAACCTACTGAGCAGCGGTCCCCTTCAGTATGTCGCTGACGGTGTTTATTACATAGTCAACGGGCTGGAATATGTGAGAGACAGCAAGGGCAATCCGGTTGTGATTGACACGAATCCATACATACAGCGGAACCAAAACGCACCCCAAATAAATTATGGAGAACCAAACTATGAACGTATTACTGGACCCGTTCGGCACGTCGGTACAGACTAAACCCAACTCTGTTACAGAATTTCCTGAAGCGGATAACTTAGACGCCACCAAGCCGAGCATGTTTCAGGGTATAGGCGAGGCTCTCTCGGATATTCCTGGGTATGCGGCTTATAGCTCCTTATCAAGCCTTAATTCTGCAATCGCGGTCCGCACAGATTCTCTTTATGACATGGAGAATCAGGAAGATCCTTTTGCTGAAGACTTCGCTTTAAAGCGACCTGACAAAGAAACAGTAGTAAAAGCTATCGAGGACCAGGCAAAGTATTACCGACTTAAGGCAAAAAACGAATACATGCCTTCAGCGGAAACCACTGGTGCGGCCTCAATGATGATTCATGGGATGGGATCAATGGTCCTCCAGGCCGTAACCCACACAATGCTTACAGGAAACCCATATTTGGGAGCGGCAAGTTTCGGCATGGATAGAGGTTTCTTTACTAGAGGAGACCTCATGGATAAAGGCGTGGACGAGAAAACCGCAAATAAGGCGGGTCTTGCCGCTGGTGTTTTTGAGGGAGCGGGAATGGCACTTCCAGGCGCTCTAGGGTCTAAGGTTTTAAAGTCTATGGCCTTCGGCGCGGTTGTAAATCCAGCTACAGATATTGGCGAAAATGCAACGATAGGATTCATTCTGAACAATGCTGACTATCAAAAGCAAGCTCGTGAATATGATCCTTTTGATCCTACAAATTTGGCAGTTTCGGCAGGTATGGGTGCATTCTTCGGAGCCCTCGGCGCGAGAACAAACAGACGCGCTACAGCAATATTAAATGCCGAAGAAGAGCGAACAGCAGTACCCAACACAGGGGAAGAGGGGCAGGCCGCTCCGAACACAAACATGAATAAGAGCGTGTTGGATTCTATTCAGAACCGTGACCGCTCCTCCAAGGAAAGCCGCTTGCAGATGGAGAAAATCGCAGCCGCTCCGAACTTCAATCTTCTGAGAGAGAGCCGCTCCCTCGACCAAGGCGCTCCGATTATTGCCTATGTACCAGATGACATGAACATTCTCTGGGGCAAACGAGTTGATGTGTCTGCTGCCCCGAGCTCCGAGCCGATGACAATGCGTTACGCAGTCGTGGACGCCGATGAGGTTCTCACTTCTAATGCAGTGGACGGCTCCAGCAATCCGAGTTTCACAGATCCGACTGTAGCAGGTGCCAGAGCTATCGCAGGTAATGGCCGCATAGCTGGATTACAAGGAGCTTACAGACAGGTCAAGGCCACGAAGTACAGAGCCGACCTCACTAAAGATTCAAAAGAATTCGGAATCTCCAAGCGCCAGATTAAGAAGATGAAGAATCCGATCCTGGTGCGTGTCATGGATGATGCTGATGTAGTCGAGGGTCTCGGAGAGGCCTCAAATAGAACGGGTACGCTCAAACTAAATCCGGCCGAACAAGCCGCTCAGGACGCTCGAAACGTCCGACTTGAAGAGGTTGAATTCACCAAGGACGGTGAGATTACGCGCAAATCAATGGACGAGTTTGTAAAGCGCACTCCCGACAAAGAAGGGCTAATTGATTCAAGTGGCAATGCTCTTTATGACAATATTGCACGCAGAATGAGGCCCGCTATTTTTGCCGCCGCCTTCTCTGACACTCGGATCATCAACAGGTTTATTGCTGATAGTCCCGAAGACCGCAAGATCATGAACGTCCTTCAGAGCGTGGCAACTGAAGTAGTGCGACTGAAGAAAATTAAAGGAGAGTTGGACTTTTCTCCAGACCTCCTGGAGGCCGTGGCGGACGTATTCGAGACACGAAGAGAAGCCAAGAAGATCAACGGAAAGGGCCACGAGAAGGAGCTTACAGGCTCCCTCATGGAGGAATCCGCAACTCCTGCACAGCGCTATTTCAGAGACATTCTCCTATCTGCTAATCCTGAGAGACTTCAGGAGATTCTTGCTAGGTTTAGAGAAGTTGCCGAGCAGGAAAGCGGGGGCGCTGGTTTCTTTGAAGCGGTCACTAAGGATCAAGTTTTCCAGACGGTCAAAAAAGAATTTGATTCTTTTGATCGAGCCGTTAATGAAATTAAGCCTAGCCATGTTGACGCCGCTATGGAATTGCAATCCGCCAGAATTATTCAGGAGGATCAACCTTCAGGAACTAGAGGAGACATAAATAAGTCTCTTGCCGATGAACGGAGAGCGGCAGAACAGCTCGACAACGGAGAGAAGGTTGAGGTGTCTGGAGAAGGCGTGGACCCTGAAGTTATGGACAAGGAGGTCAGCTCCTTTATCACTCGTTTTGTAAAAGAACTCGTGGGCGTTGGAGCGGAACAAAAGGTCGCAGAAATGGGCGCCAAAGTTCATGACGCCTTCTTTGAAACTCTGGGAACCCGCTTAGGGCGCAGCCGTAAGGAGCTTGAACAGGAATATGGAGTAAGAATTCAGAGAAGGGAGAATCTTGAAAATCCTGAAGGCTTTGCTTCAATGTCTCCTCAAGATAAGTTGGATACCCTTAATCGCTCAAGAGAATTTGATGAACAATTGAAACTTTGGGAGCAGGGAAAAGGGTCAAATAAATTCAATCTTGGAAGGCCATCCTGGGTTCTTCAGATTTTTGGTGCATCAGATCGAAAGGGCATAAACACAACAAAACGTCAATTTGTTCATGTTCTCCTGCCGAAAGGGAAGAAATTATTAGGCATTGACGGGAAGCACGGTCTTAAGGCGTCTGAATTGGAAGGGCTTTTAGTTGGAATCCAGCAGCCAGTAGCAGTTTTTAAATCAGCTACAGACGGCGGCATCGTTCTTATTACAGAACTGAAACGAGGTGATAGTCCAATAATTGTTCCTATACATCTCACTCGAAATAAAGACGGAGATTTTCAGATCGTCAATTTTGTTGCGAGCACTTATGAGAAGGAAAGAACTTCGATCAACAAATGGGTAGAAAAAGGGTTGCTGTTGGGGTACGACAAAACAAAAGGACCCAATGTTCTGCCAAGGGACTTCGGGTCTAATCCCCACCTGTCGCGGTCCGCAGACGTTACAAAGACGTCGGCCAATGACAAAACACTGAATCCTTCAGTTAGGCCTATTGTATACCAGAACGAGACTTCCATTGGGGACTTGTATCAAAGCGAAAGCGCCTTAAGGGGGATTTACACGCCTGGCGAACGCGTGATTACACTCATGCAGTCTGCAAACGAGAGTACATTTATTCACGAGAGCGGCCATTATTTCCTGGACGTGCTCACCGACGTGGCAATGAAGGAGAACGCTCCCGCTCAAGTCAAAGCGGACGTACAAACCTTAATGACATGGTTCGGAGTGAAAGACCTGGACGAATGGAGAAGCCTTTCCATTGACGAACAACGGGCCGCACACGAGCAGTTTGCACGAGGTTTTGAGCAATACCTGAGAGAAGGTGAGGCTCCGAGCACGGCCCTTGAGAAAGTCTTCAAGGCCTTCAAAGACTGGCTGACAAAGATCTACAAATCCTCCGAAGAGTTGCAGGTTGAAATCTCTCCAGAAGTACGCGCCGTCTATGATCGACTTCTGGCAACCGATGAACAGATCAGGGCCAAAGAAGAGATTGATACGCCGTCCTTATTCGGCGGTATGGAGCCAGAAGAGCCGCCTGCAAATCCGGTTGTTAAGGCCGTGCAGCAGACAGCAGAACAGGTGATTGACCAAGCTCCAATATCTGAAGATAGCAAGGCTCGAATTAGAGAAACTCTCGGAATCAATCAGCCAGAGCCGCAGACAGGAGAAAACCATCCGCACTATGGAATCCCGAACGAAGAGCAGTTCATGGATCAAAACCTGGAGACCTCAGCGGCTAACGATCCCAATGCATTCATTGTCCTGGACGATGGACGAGAGGTGAGCATGGGCGATTACATGAGAGAGATTGAGGCCGAGCAGAAACAGGAGCTTGACCGCGCCAACAGTGTTTCCGAGGCCGCTCAGTGCATGCTGAGAAACGGTGCTTTTGATGATGTTTTTTAAGGATTAAAAATGGTCAGCAAATTAAAACCCGAATGCGAGCGCCAAGTGTCGGCGGTCTTAGGCCGTCCGATTACAGAAAGCGAAAGTCAAGACCTGGTGGCCAGCGTTAAAAACTACTACCTCCAGAACAGGCAGGCCCACCCGAATATGTCACGGGATCAGGTAGTGAGTGAGGCCGCCAAACAGTACGCCCAGAGAATCCAACAGGACGCCGCGCGAAAGGCCTTCAACGCCAAGCGCCAGGCTTTGGCCATCTATCAAAACCGATTGACCTATCAATCAATGAGAACTAACGGTGACAGCGCTAACCAAGCGGCCAGAGGCATCCTCAATCGTGTGGACAAGTACAAGGTGGGCGTGGAGCAGGAGGCCAAGTCACGCCTTGTTGATTTTCTGGAGAAAACTAGCCCCACGTTCTTAGGCTTATGTGAGAACAAGAAACTCATTACCGACCTGGTGCACGAAATCGCAGGTGATGACACTGGAAACCCTGTTGCCAAATCGGCGGCCAAGGCCTGGATTGATACCGTGGAATCCTTGAGAGAAAGATTCAACGCGGCGGGCGGTGATATTGGAAAGCTGGAGGACTGGCTATTCCCGCAGACACATGACCGCTACAAGATCATCAACGCGGCCCGACGCCTGGCAGGAGGAGAACTCAAACAAGCGGGCCTGGCTGTAAAAGACGCAGTGACCTTTAAAAAACACAGCGCCGCCCAGAATCGTGAGGCCTGGATCAATTTTGTCTGGGATAAGCTGGACCGTTCTAAATACCTAGACGATGACTTAAGGCCGCTGACCGATGACGCTATGAGAGACCTTCTCACGAACGTGTACAACACAATCACAACTAACGGAGCCAGCAAGGAAAGTGTGGGCAAGGTGACCGCAGGACGCGGCACAAGCAAGGCCAACAGCCGCCGAGATCACCGCACGCTCATGTTTAAAGACGCTCAAGCCCGCCTGGATTACAACGAGGTGTTTGGATCGAATCCTTCGGTTATGGGCACGATGATGGAGCATATCGGCGGGATGTCCAGGGATATTGCACTGATGGAAATGCTCGGCCCCAGCCCAACAAACACATTCAATACAATCAAGAGAATGGCGCAGATCGACAACGATCAACAAGCTCCGATCAAGGGAAAGATTACGTCCACGGACAATTCTCTTTTAGATGCAATGTGGAAAAATCTCTCAGGCTCTGCAAACGTCGTGGAAAACGGCTTTATAGCCTCAATCGGTCAAGGCGCTCGTAATCTCCAGGTAGCTGGGAAACTCGGTTCCGCTTTTATTTCCTCGTTCACGGATGTGGCAACTTATTTCCACACTGCCAGAGTGAACAGAATGCCTTTTGCCAGAAGTGCAATGCTCCTGGTGAAGTCTCTCAACCCTGCTGACAAGTCGGATAAGAGGTTTGCCGCACGTGCTGGCATTATCGGTGATGAACTCAACTCGGCGGCCTCCAGGTTTGTAGAAGGAAATATTGGAAACGGAATCACGGGCAAACTTGCCGACCTCACCATGAGATTGTCTCTTTTGTCGCAGTGGACGGACGCAGTGAGACGCGCTCAATCCCTCAATACAATGGCCACATTTGCCGAGGCCACCAAACACAATTGGAATGATATTGACGGCTGGCTGAGGTACCGCCTGGAGGAATTCGGAGTTTCTGAGGACGTGTGGAAGGCGCTCCAGAAGTGCAAGCCTGAAGAACTCAACGGCTCCCATTTCCTAACGATCAACTCCATTAAGAACGCGGCCTCGAAGAATGGAGACATTGACGGCCTGAATGTGAACAAGCTGGTATCAACCTACCTGAGCTTTGTAATGGATGATTCATTTATGGCGTCCTTACAACCGGACTTAATGACGCGCTCCATTACTAACTGGGGCAAATCCCGTGGCACCGTAGCAGGTGAGTTTATCCGCAGCATCTTCCTTTTTAAGTCTTTCCCTATCGCAATGTTTACGCGGCACCTCCAGAGGTCAAGAAGCCTTTATCGCTACAAACTTCAGTCGAACGGAATGTCTTCTGCCGTATGGAGCAGAATCGGCTACTACTCAACCCTGATTGCCTCAACAACTTTAGTGTCCTGGGTCGCTAATATGTTTAAGGACATTATCAATGGTAGTGATGTTAAAGATCCTTTGACTTTTGACGCTATTTTTAAACGAGCATTGACGTCGGGTGGCGGAATGGGTTTTATCGGTGACATCCTGGTTTCTGGTATGGACGATTACAAATACGGGCATCCAGCGCTCATGAATATGGCGGGCCCCGTTCTGTCTACAGCTATGGACGCCTACACGATTTTTGATAAGTACAAGGACAACAAAGATATTGGCGCTAACGTCCTGCGAATCGTGAAGGGGAATCTCCCTGTTGTGAATCTCTGGTACACGAAACAGCTCTTGAATCATGCCGTATTCAATCAGATTCAGGAGATGATGAACCCTGGCTATCACCGCAGGATCGAGCAGAAGATCCGCAAAAATCAGGGTGTCGGTTATTGGTGGAAACCAACCGATATGCTCCCGTACAGAATGCCTGAGATCGGCACGGAACCTCGGCGATAGGTGTGCGCATCAACAGTCTGGCAGACATGAGAATGTCTCTAAACAATGAGGTGTTTTCATGCTGCCAGATGTTCCGAGACGGGTGGGCCCTGTAACAGGCTTGGGTATCTCCCGAGTTGATTTCGACTTCAAGATTTTTGCGTCCTCCAATGTGCTCGTAATCCGCACGAGTAAGGCGGGCGTGGACAAAACGCTGAAAGAGGGTGAAGACTATACAGTTACCTGGGACGAAGACCAAACCGCCAATATCGGCGGCTACATCACTCTTGACGAGTTCCTCACTGACGGGGAATCGGTCACGATTCTCTCTAATGTCGCATACACCCAGGAGCTTGATTTACACGCGGAAGGTGATTTCAATCCGAATGACATCAACGTCAACTTTGACCGCACCGAAGCACAGATCCAGCAGTTAAAAGAGAAACTCTCCCGCGCCGCAGTCGCTCCCGCATCTTCTGGCATGGAGGGTGACGAATACGGTGAAATCCTCTTAGAGAACTCAACGAAATCAGGCGAATACGCCGCCCAAGCTCAAAAAGCCGCCGAAACAGCTAAGGCCGCGGCCGCAGTGGCCAGCGCCGCCCAGGATAATCTGGACGCCTCTACCGATGTGGCAGAGAACGCCGCCAAGTCTGCAAGCAATTCGGCAACCGCCGCCGCGCAATTCAAGCTTGATTCTGAGGCCGCTGCTACCACGGCCACCGAGGCTGCAGAGGTGGCTAAGCAGGCCGCCTTCTCATATCGCTACTGTGCGACCGCCACAGCAGGAGGCACGGTCAACACCTCAGCAGTCTTGCCAGCAACGCTTATAAAGATCGGCGACCACGTGATGAACTCTAGCGGCCAGATATTCCGCGTTCTGAATGTTGGTACTTCCACGTGCGAACTCTCTGGAATCATCACAACTATTTCAGGCCCTCGGGGTTTGAAGGGTGATTCAGGCAGTGTCGGGCCTCAGGGCAGTGCAGGCGCAACATTCACACCAGCAGTTAGCACGGAAGGTGAAATCTCCTGGACGAACAACAAAGGGCTTACAAACCCAGCTCCCGTAAATATCCGCGGCCCAAAAGGCGAGAGGGGTGAACGAGGTTTGCAAGGCAGTCCGGGACCCGTCGGAAGTGCGGGACCTCAAGGCCCGATGGGAAGTAGTCCGTGGGCAACCGCTTTCGGCCAATTCCGCATTGACGGAGCCGACCTCAAACTTGATTACGTCGGCCTGGACACTTCAGCAGATTTCTCAATTAACAGCAATGGGCAACTTACAGTTACGGTGACAGAATGACTACTTTAAATTTAGGTCGAGTTCGGCCAGTCTGGAAAGGTGACTGGACATCAACGGCCACCTACCTGGCTTTTGACTTCGTTAGGTACACGGACGGGAATGTTTACTTAGCCGTCCAGGACGTACCCGCAAATTACATCCCGAGCTCCCAGACCGCTTACTGGGTTTTGTTCGGCGCAAAAGGCGGAAAAGGTGATCCGGGTAGTGCGGGCAGTGCGGGCGCAACGGGCAGTCAAGGCCCCCGCGGCGTGACGTTCACACCAGCAGTTAGTGCTGAAGGTGACCTCTCCTGGACCAATGACGGGAACCTAAGTAATCCAGGCACAGTCAATATCCGCGGCCCGAGAGGTTTGCAAGGCGTAGCGGGCAGTCAAGGGCCTGCGGGACCGACGGGGCCAGCGGGCACGACAAACTACAACAACCTGACTAACAAACCTGTTTCAGACACGTCTTTAAAACTGGCTGGCGGTTTTGCCGACGCAAAGACTACTGGCGAAGCACTTGATAAACGTGTTGGAGTTGCAAGACAAACCTTCTCGGACAATGAGAAAACTATTGCCCGCACGAATATCGAAGCAGTGGCTAAAACAGAAGCCGTGCTCTTGGATGAGCAAACCATCAGTGCTACCGACAAAGAACAGGTTTACACCAACCTGGGATTGATCCAGATGTTCAAAGAATTGTGCCTGGCGAATGGCGCGACCCAGGCTGAAATCGACGCACTTCAGTAGGAGAACTGAATGACCACACTAAGTGAAATCAAAGCTCGATACCTGGCTGCGGCCAAGGCCAAGCCTATCGAGAAATACTGCATCAAAGACCACGAAGGGAAGATTGTGGCGAGAAGTAATTCTCCCGTTGTTCATGTCTTCAACAACGAGGCAGACGACGCATACGCCGCCGAGCATTACCAGCTCAAGGAAGTTTTTAACGGAATGAAGTTTTGGTACGGCGAGGAATCTCCGACAGGACTTTATCAATCTGCCGATAGCCAGTTCTACACGGAATCCGAGTTGCCTGAAAACACCGACGCATTCTGCACACAGCGCTATGCCAACGAGGTGAAGGCTGAGAGAAACGCACGAATAAGCGACACAGACGACTATGTGAAGTTGCCTGATATCACCGTTGCTAGGTCAGCAGGAGCCAAGAGATCAGCACTGGATGACGCAGACCGCATCAGTCTTGAGACATACCGACAGGCGCTCAGAAACCTGCCAGAAGTCGAAGGTTTCCCGTTTGTGGCGTGGCCTGTATTTCCGACTGCACTTGCCTATGAGTTACAGCAGAAAGTCAATGCAAGACAAACAATGAGACAAGGAGGTTTTTAAATGGCATTATTGAAATCTTTAATTCAGCGGCTACTCGATAGCCGAACTACTCCTGAGGAGGCCGGGCATAGCGCTATGCCTAGTGCGACAAAAACGACTTTCCTCAGCAAGGATGAAGCAGTCGGCTCTTGGGGGACACTCAATGCTGGAACGGCACCCGCTGATGGATATTTATTTGTCAATGCTAGTGCCGAGGACAGCACGAACAGCGAAGTCAGAGCACAACTTGGCAATCTTTTCCATGTGTCTGCACAAGCACCAGCACCTAAGGGTTTGGGCGTCACAATACCCATGAGCAAAGGAGCTTCATATACCGTGGAAGGAGCCTTTGTTTCACACATCACAGTTGGCTTTGTTAAGGCAATCGGGGGGGGGTATAATCGCCTTGTTTGGAGGACTCTGTCATGCTTAAGAGCCTTATCCAACTTTTCGCAGAGAAGTTTCTGCAAAGTAAAAAGTCTTGGGTTTCTGAACAGTGTGCTCCGATTGTCCGCAATGGCACAAACATTCCTTGCACAAGCACCACGGACTTCTTTAGCTATGTTGCACCGAGCAACGGCTGGGCGACTTCTCGGTGCAATTCAAGCACAGTCTCAGCTCTTGAAATTCAAGTCGATAATGGGCAAATGGCACTTGCTTCCGTCCTCAACGGAAACACCGCTGGGTGTGGTCTCTGCTGTTACGTCAAAAAAGGAACCACTATTAAATTCTTATGCCGAGGCGGAAACACATCGGATTATTCCCTTTGGTTCTACAAAGCAAGTTCAGACGCTTAACCTTCTTTCCACAGGAGGCGCATTATGTTAAAGAACACATTGAGCCTCCTTCTCTCAAAGTTCTACAGCAAAAAAGAATCGGAGCTTGTAGGACATCAGGCTATGCCGTCTACCGACAACGTGGCGCTAACTCCGACAACTACCTCTATTGACGGTTGGGGCGCTGTCTGCAATGGAGTTGCCCCAACTGACGGCTTCGCTTGTATAAGGTTTACGGCAGATACAGCCACTTGTATTGCCTCAGCTCAAACCCCAAACGTAAATGTCTTTACAACTCCACAAGTTGTAGGGGACATTCTTTTGTGCGCCTGTCCGATAGCAAAAGGGCAAGTCTTTACGTTATGCGCAAGAGAGGCTAAAAACATTGAATGTTGGTTTACTAAAACTATCGGGGGGGGGTATCAAGCTCTTAACCAACTTCTTCTGCAAGGAGATGTGCTATGTCGCTTAAGTCGCTTGTACAGCTCTTTGCGGAGAAGTTCTTGCAGGGTAAGAAGGAATGGGTCGGAAGTCAAGGTCTTTTCTCAAACCCAAATCCCGGAACAACGTTCTTTGTTAACCACGCTCAGGCTCAGCTTTATACGCCTCCAAGTGATGGATGGATTACATTCGGCGGAAACCGGCCATCGGTCAATGTCGGCATTACCGGAAAGCTGGGAACGTGTTGCGTTAACTCTCAAGGTTATCTCAGAATTACAACTCCGGTTCGGAAGGGGAATACCGTTAGTCTCTATTGCGAGACAGACGATCAGCAACCGCTTGAGGCAAAATTCGTTCCCAGCGAAGGGGCAGCGTAACACTTCACTTGTAGGAGGTGCGTCATGCTGAAGTCGCTCCTCCAACTGCTCCTAGAGACTTTTCACAAAAGCCATAGGTCAATGCCTCGTTTAACCGGATTGCAAAGCTCAACTGCTACCATTCCCACGGTTTCGTCCACCGACTTGATAACCATCACCACAGGAGTAGCGCCTTGTGACGGCTGGGTAAGGGCGCAACTTGAGGATAACCAAGCAAAGGACATCACTCTGTTTATCCAAAACAATATGGGAGCTGATTCTGTCTTTTGTTATTCCAAAGATTGGGGTTGGCCGTCAGGTTCTATGCCAATAGCGAAAGGAGATTCATACACTGTAAAGGTTAGATACGGAACACCACCGATAGTGGCCTCCATACTGCACATTGATTTTTATCCGAACTTTGGCGCCTCTTAACCACTCCGCCCCTCACTTCGAGGGGCTTTTCGTTAGGTGTGCGCATTGAACTCTGGAGCGCTCCTACCATGTCTAAAAAGGAATAGACATGGAAACAGATTTCAGCCTCAGTGAGTTTGCCAGCACGGTAAACCTAATAGTGTTCACGCTAATTCTTATATGCGCGGCATCGGGCTCTGCTATGCCGTACGTGCGAGCGGAACGAGACTGGAATTTTCCGCGCTGGTTCGTTGAATTCATATCCAGTTGCGCGGCTGGCTTCATTGTCTATCTGATCCTCAGCACCTCCAAACTTAGTTGGGAATGGATTGGAGCGTGTTCGGGGGTTTCTGCTTACTTCGGCCTGAAAATTATGAACACCCTTTACGGGGTCGTTACAGGCAAATTAAAACTCACCGTTCACAATGGAGCTAATCATGGCAATTAGCATGCGCTCAGTATTTGCAGGGCTGATAAAGCTCATTCTGTTTTTCGCGTTTTACCTGGCTGGCTACCTCACAAATTCTCAGTTGAATCAGTACACCATCGTGTCGCAACAAGACAGGATTAACAGTCTGGAGAACGAAACGGCCCTCCAGCGCCTCCAGATAAATGAGCTAAACCGCCGAGCGACATCAAACTCAGAATCCATCAAACAGCTCACAAAAATCCAGCAAGACCTAGAAACCCTCAAATCTGAGGTTCAGAGGTTGCACGGCTTAAAGGAGGCTAAATGAGAAAACAGGATATTCTGCTTTATCCGCCTGAGTTAGCAACTCAATTCATATCGGAATTCGAGCAAGGCCCTAAAGGGGGACCGGCCCTCGAATCTTACAAATGCCCTGCTGGGGTCTGGACCATTGGTTTTGGCCACACGAAAGACGTGCACGCAGGCGAGCACATTACGCGCAATGAAGCATACGACCTTCTAACTAAAGACCTGGTTCAAACACAGGAGGAGTTAGCCGCCATTGTCAAAGTTCCAATCACGGAGAATCAGTTTATTGCTTTGATGAGTTGGTTGTTTAACCTTGGCTTGACGCCTGCCGTCAGAAGATCAACATTACTAAGAAAACTAAACGCGGGAGATTATGAAGGTGCTGCTGAAGAATTTCCAAAATGGAGGAAAAGTGCTGGACAGGTTCTCCCAGGGCTGGTAAACCGAAGAGCGGAAGAAAAGAAAATATTTTTAAAGGAATGAATATGGTTACTGCTTTAGTGTCTGGTTTAGTGGCGGCGGTTGTTTCTGTTGCATGCAATGTACTGATTAATTACAAGACCCTTAAAGAATCCTGTCGAGAAATTCTGTCCGATCTTAGACATGAGAAGCAATGGACAGGAGTCTGGACCAATGAAGGTCGAATTGATGGACCTGATGATGAAGAGTGCGTAACTTTGTATCTGGATTGCAGGGAAGGAGGCCTTGGTGGATACATGGAGAGAAACATTGATCAATCGATCATATTTCCAACTCTTTGTGCAAATAGCGGTTTTAGAAAAAAAGCAAGATTCTTTTCCTATTCTTGGGTTCATGGACAAAAAATAGGCAAGGGCGATGGATATCTTTATCTGTTAGATAGTAGAAATCTTGTTCTGAAAGATAACTTAAACAGAACATACAATCTTTTCAAAACAGTTTCAGAAAAGTAGGAAAGGGCCGAAAGTGTTTCGAGCAATCCTAACTATTGCCGCCGTCATGTTTTCCTCTGTGCTCGGTTATCACTTCGGCCAGCAGGAAACGGAGCTGAAGTGGACGCAGGAGAGGGAGCGGCTATTAGCTCACCAGATTGAAACGCTACAAAGGAAGGACCGTGAAATCGCTGAACTTGAAAAGTCTATTACTACTCTCAATGATTCTGCTATCAGGGTGCGCGAGCGAGACGCCGCGATACAGCGAAAGCTACAGAGGGAGCTTGGAGAGTGTGGTCGATTTAGACGCGCACTTGAGCTCTCTTCAAAAACTCTTGCAGAATGTGCAGAACGCGCAGTCAGAGATAGAGAAATCATTGAACGATGTGCAATCCAACTGAAGTGAGCCGTTTTGAACAGACAATCAGAGACAAAAAGAGTGGGATGTTAAATCTTGGCCTATCAATTGCGAATGACGAGAGGTTTTCCTTGTGACAGAATGGAAAGCTGAGATAAGTTAATAAGAAACATCCCATGGCAACAGAGAATAGTTCCTATATAGTTTACGTTGATGAGAGTGGGGACCCTTATTTGGACAAAATCAATCCGGACTTCCCAGTATTCGTTCTGTGTTTTTGCGTTTTCAAAAAAAATGACTACGCGGAAAAGGTAATACCGTCACTGAGCAAATTGAAGTTTAAATATTTTGGTCATGATATGGTTATTCTGCACGAAAGGGATATCCGGAAAAAAGAAGGTATTTTCTCTAAGTTGGGAAAAGAAGCCAGGGAGGCATTTCTCGAGGAGCTGACGGCAATCATCGAGAACGCCGAGGCAACCATCATCTCCGTTGTAATTCACAAAGAAGCTCACCGTGATAAGTACTGTCATCCCTATGAACCATACTCACTGGCGATGAGATTTGGAATGGAAAGGTTAAGAGGTTTTCTTTCCATGCACGACGAGAAAGGGAAAAATCTCCACATAATCTGTGAATCACGGGGAAGAAAAGAAGATGAGGCTCTCAGAAAAGCTTTCCATGAAATAAAAGAGAAAATGGGCGTCCCTTTTGATCTCATTATGGCGCCAAAAACAGTGAATTCAAACGGCCTTCAGTTGGCAGACTTAACCGCCCGCCCTATAGGGTTGTATTGCATGCGGCCTGATCAGGAAAACAGAACCTACGAGATTCTGAAAAAGAAGTTTTGGAGAGGGTTGTCAGACTGTTGTGTGAATGGAAATGGACTTAAAGAGTTCCCAATAACAAAAGCCCCAATCTCGTAA